CAGTAATTTTGTGTGTTTCAGCCCTTGCATGACTAATTCCCGCCTGGGTTATGTCCCAGGCGGTTTTCAGGAATATAAATGCCATATTTAATTATTTTAATGTTAGTAGGCTCTATGGGCGGTGGAGCTCTTTGGTACTATAAAGATACACAAAGTACTATAGCAACCCTTCGAGAGAACAATAGTAAACTTATGATGGTTGCAGAAACAAACCAAGACACTATAAATTCAATGGCTCGTGATTATCAGCTTGCTCAAGAAAATATGTTAGTATTACAAGAAAGAGCAAAAGAGGCTGAAGAGTACCAAGATGAGTTAGCCTCCAAGTTACGCCGTCACGACCTTACAGCACTGACCTTGCAAAAGCCAGGTCTTATCGAAAAGAGAGTAAACAATGCGACAGCTAAAATCTTTGATCAGCTCGAAACCGATTCTGGTAAGCAGCCTAGTATTGCTGACAGCCCTGAGTAGTGGTTGTGCTACTATTGAGCCAGAAGTAGTTGTAAAAACGGATTATGTTGTAAAAGACATTCCAATACAGCCACAACCAAAGCCCCTTAATTTGCATAGAGTTAAGTTCTATGCTGTAACACCTGAGAACTTAGAAGAGTTTTTACAAACCTTTGAAGAAGAGGCCGGTGTAACTGTATTTTTTGCTATGAGCGTTCCAGACTATGAGAATATGTCTTTGAATGTTGCAGAGCTACGACGGTATATCAATCAACAAAAAGCCGTTATTTTATATTACGAAGATAGTATTAACACAATGATTCTTGAAACCCCGGAAGATACTGAAGAAGTAGTACAAGAGGGAACTCTAAACAAGCTATTGGAGTGGTGAAATGCTAGAGATATTTGGAATCGGACTAATAATGATGTGTGCTCCTATTTTTCTAGGGATTACATTATATTTTAGTATTAAAGTATGCCCGTGAATCACCTTAACGAAATAGATAAAACATATTTTCAACATTTAGTAGGCGCCTGGAAAGTAGCTTTTATACTTCTCGTGCACGGACTTCTACCAAATGTATGGAAGCATAAAGCGAGTGAAGAAATATGTACTCAGATAAGGTATTAGATCACTATGAAAATCCCAGGAATGTCGGAAAACTTGACAAGAATGCTCCAGATGTCGGAACGGGCCTCACAGGTGCTCCAGCATGTGGAGACGTCATGCAACTTCAAATCCGAGTATCGACCAACGGAATTATTGAGGATGCTAAATTCAAAACTTACGGATGCGGCAGTGCTATTGCTTCTTCATCATTACTCACTGAGTGGGTTCGAGGAAAGTCCCTTGACGAGGCAGGAGAAATCAGCAATGTCCAAATTGCTCAAGAACTATCCCTCCCGCCTGTAAAAATACATTGTAGTGTGTTGGCCGAAGACGCGATCAAAGCCGCAATTGCGGATTATAGGAGTAAAAAATGAATCGAGATAAATTATATGAAGAAATTAAAGAAGACGAAGGAGAAATTCTCGAAATTTATAAGGACCATTTGGGATACCCTACTATTGGTATCGGACACCTGGTCACAGAAAAAGATGAAGAGTTTGGAGAATCAACCGGTACTCCCATTACGGCAGAACGCTCAAGAGAGCTCTTCGATAGAGACATTGAAGTTGCCATTAAGGACTGCGAACAGCTTTACGGACAGTGGCACAATTGGCCGGAAGAGGTTCAACTAATTCTAGTAAACATGGCGTTTAATCTTGGTGGCCCACGTTTAGCAAGATTTAAAAATATGAAGAATATGCTGTCTCAAGGTAAATGGAAAGAGGCAGCGGCAGAAGGTCGAGACTCTTTGTGGTATCGGCAAGTTACGAACCGAGCTGAACGGCTCATGCGGAGGTTAGAAAAAGTTTAATTTCCCTAGGAGAATTAATGAAGTATTTACTCTCTCTGTTGGCTATTGCGCCCATCTGCGTAGCCGCAGAAACTGTAATTAATTACGACGACGGATCCACTCTCACTCTTACAGAAGGTGAGAAGATTCATGTAACAAAAGATACCCTATACCGTCAACAGAAGTATAACAACGGAAGGACTATTCAATTCAAAGTATTTCCTGAAACTACTCGACGGGATTATGTAGAAATCGATAATGGTACAGATGACGACATGACAGTTGGCTCTCACGAATGGTGTAAAGCCTATGTACCTTGGTCAGAAGGTCTAACGTTTACTCAGGTCGCTTGGCAACGAGCCTGTGATACTAACAATAACGGCGTTTACGGCTGTGGGGATACAGGGTACGATGCCTCTGATGATGCAGGAGTCTGCAACTAATATGAAAACCTACATGGTTACTTACGAAAATACCGGTTTTAAAAAGTATACAAGATTTGAAGAGTTTGATAGTGCTGTAAACTTTGCAGAACATATGTCAAAGCGTCATAGCTCAGAAGTACAGGTCCGAAACTATGATACAGATGAACTTGTATATACAGTAGACCCTAAAATAGATCTTGACAAAAAGCCGAGATTTTAGTATAATATATAAAATTTTCGGAGTAACCATGAACCTATTTTACCTTGACGACAATCTCGACAAGTGTGCAGAAGCTCATGTCGATAAACATATTGTAAAAATGCCGTTGGAAGTTGCACAGATACTATGTACTTGTATCTGGATAGATAATATCTTGGGCTTTGTTCCTCGTGCTCTTACTAAAGAAGAGAATGCTATACTCAATGAAGCGAAAGCTCCTGAAAAGCCTCTAAAACCAGAAGAGCGTACCGTTACACCATACTTGCCGATGATGTACAATCATCCTTGTACTATTTGGGCGCGCAGTTCACTTGATAACTTCGAGTGGACTCATTGTTATGGAAATGCACTTGGAGAAGAATACAGATACAGATATGGAAAACAACATAAATCAGTCACGGTTATTAACGAGCTCCCGGAGCCTGTCAAGATGGAACGACTTGGATTTACCACTTTCGGACTGGCAATGCCAGATGTGCTCAAAGACTATGATAACCCTATACAGTCTTATCGTGACTATTATCATCTCGACAAGGCTACTTTTGCCGTTTGGACTGGACGTCCAAAACCCGATTGGTGGGATGACGAACTCGCAGATTATGAGAAGAGGATTACCGCAAAATGACAGAAGATGATTTTTGCTGCACTAATTGTGGAGAGTATCTGATTGGGGATGGGTACAGCAACGGAGACCCTGTACGATGCCCCAACGCTTTAGAAGAGGACTGGTGGTACAGCGAACCAGACAGCGGACCGTGGTATTGTAACTATGACGCAGATGAGTAATTATGACAGATAATGTAAATAAACCACCCCACTACACTGCACACCCAAGCGGTGTAGAGTGTATACAAATTACAGAGCACATGAACTTCTGCCTGGGTAATGCTCTCAAGTACATCTGGAGAGCAGGACTCAAACAAAATGAAGTAGAAGACTTAAAGAAAGCCGTATGGTATATTAATAGAGAAATAGAGAGGATTGAAAATGGTAAAGAAGAAGGAGTACGAGAACATAACTCCAGAGAATGTACAGAAAGTAAAAGACCTCTTGAATCCTCTGGACGGATCGAAGCCGATAACAAAAAAAGAAGCTTGTTCAATCCTAAACATTTCGTACAATACGGCGAGACTATCTAAAATAATTGAAGACTATGATGAGCAGGCAGCTTATGTACAATTACGAAAATCTCAAAATAGAGGTAAAGCAGCAACCCAAATGGAAATCTCAGAAGTTATTCGAGATTACCTATCGGGGGATTCAATTGCTGCCATCGCAAAGTCCTTATATCGTTCCTCAGGATTTGTCAAGTCCATTGTGGAAAAAGTCGGTATCCCTAGTCGAGGAGTATCTAAAGAGGAAAGGGCTGAAGTAGGCTACTTACCTGAAGAGTGTGTAGCTGAAGACTTTGTAGACGGACAAATTGTTTGGTCTGCCCGACACCATGCTCCAGCGGAAATCCGCTATGAACTATCCGTAGATTATCAAGCAGAAAGAGCAGGCTTTAAAGACACAAATTATGAAAAGAAGTACGGAGCTAAGTGTTACAACATTTGGGTAACGGAGCCTTTTGATAGTAGTAAAGAGTTTTGGATCGGTGGTATTGAAAACGGGGGTTTTTACGCCTCTGCGCTTGCCTATGATCTAGGTTCTCTTCAACATTTAGAAAAGTACGGGGTTGACCTCTCACGTTTATAAAAATAGTTCTTGACAACTTCCTTATATTGAAGTATAATATAATTTCAAAAGTGAGGGAACCAATGGGCGACCGATTTTATCAACAACAACTTAACCGCTTGGGTACTTGCCCAGGCTCAAAACAACCAAAGAGGAAACGAAGAATGGCATGGGACGATGACAAGAAGGCTCAAGCAGTAGCAATGTATGAAGAGCAAGAGCCTACACCTGAAACCAGTATGGAAATTGTCAAAGCAGTTGCAGAAGAATTGGAAGAGTCACCCAACGGTGTTCGTATGATTCTTACTAAAGCTGGAGTATACGTTAAGAAGACTCCTGCAGCCGGTGGAGCTACCAAAGCTGCTGGCAGCACTGGGGGCGGTCGTGTATCAAAGCAAGCAGCCCAAGACGCTTTAGTTGCAGCCCTAACTGATGCTGGTCAAGAAGTTGACGAAGATGTTATTTCAAAGCTGACAGGTAAAGCAGCTCAATACTTTGCTGGTGTTATCGGTAACGTAGCCGCTAACTAATTAATTTTTACTTGAACCACTCTCTTAGCGGAGAGTGGTTTTCTGCTGTCTGAATAAATAACCTTAGAGTTCGGCAATGTAAAAAATTTTACTGACCTGCTACCTAAGGAGTAGATGTGAAAAAAGAAGAACTAGCAGACCTTGTAAAGGATTGTGGAGACGCAATTATTACTTATAGGAGTGAAAACTCAAATAAGTTCAAATATAATGTATGTACCCTGGATTTTTCCACCCCTTACATACAAAACAAGAAAAACAGAGCCAAAGAATCTGATAGTACTTTGCTATTATTTTGCTGGGATACGGACTCATATCGTCTACTAAAACCAGAGAATATTACTAGTGTAGTACCTCTTGCTTCCATCTTACAGAATGAGAGGTAAAAGGAATGTTACTACATGAAGCCCCTGAAATGTATGAAAAAATTATTCATTACGATGAAGATAAAGAAGTACAGGTACGACTTACAGTAAGTGCCTTTAGGGGAGTAGAGTATCTTCATCTTCGTAAATACTACCTAGACTTTAATGAAGAATGGAAACCTACCCCCGAGGGAGTAGCAATGCCGCTAGACTTTAATAATTCTAGGGAGCTATTTGTTGGTCTGACTGAGATATTATCTTTGGCTGAGAGTAAAGAAATAATAGAAGAACAGTTCCAGGACTTGATTAATAACCTTTACTTAAAATAATTCTTGACAAATGCCTAAAATTTTAGTATAATATCTTTTCAAATTTGGAGATATTATGCGTGATTTTCTTGAAAAGGCTAGTATTGCTTACTATTGTGGATATCCTTTAATATCCGACAGTGAGTTTGATGCCCTTTCTAAAAAGTACAATGTTGAAGAAGTCGGCCATAAGATTACTGATGGCACTCCACACTTATTCAGAATGTATTCTTTACAGAAAGTTTTTAGCATTAATGATATTCCTACACCCAACTCACAGTACCTTTGTACTCCTAAGTTGGACGGTGCTGCCGTGTCTTTGACTTATATCAATGGACACTTAGCACTTGGATTGACTCGTGGGGATGGTAATATTGGCCGAGATATTACCGACAGGCTAGAACTGCTAGTACCGAAAAATCTCTCTTTCAAAGGAGAGATTTTCATTACTGGCGAAGTAGTTTGCCCTTCGACTGTCACCAATGCGAGAAACGTCGCAGCGGGGTCGTTGAATCTTAAAGATCTGGAAGAGTTTAAAACTCGTCCGCTGACTTTCGTGGCTTACGATGTACAAGGCGTTCAATACGACTTGTACACTGAGGCGCTTTCTCTCTTGGCCCAGGAGGGGTTTAACACTGTTGATACCTTCGATTACCAAAACTATCCTACGGATGGTATGGTTTACCGTATCAACTCTCGTAAATCTTTCGATAAAATGGGACATACAGCCCACCATCCTCGAGGTGCTTTTGCTCTTAAAGAGCAGAAGGAGGGTGTACATACAGAATTGCTCGATGTTGTGTGGCAAGTAGGTAAGTCTGGAGTAGTCAGTCCAGTTGCTATACTTGATCCAGTCGAAGTAGAAGGAGCCACTGTGGGCAGGGCTACTCTACACAATATCGAGTACATTCGCTCCCTGGAACTAGAAATTGGTTGTACTGTAGAAGTTATTCGTAGTGGAGAAATTATTCCTCGAATTTTACGACGTATAGACCTTTGAAAAAATAGTTCTTGACTTTTACCTCACTTTTTCGTATAATATATTTTACTTTTTCGGAGAATCAAAATGCTGCGAGCGATCGTGCCTCCTACAGACTGCCCGTCCTGCGGGTCTGCTCTGGAGTGGCTGAATCAACTTCTATATTGTAAGAGTACCATTTGTGGTGCTCAGAAACAAAAGAAGATCGAGCATTTTGCAAAAACTCTGAAAATCAAGGGTCTAGGCCCTGCGGCTATAGAAAAGCTAGGTATTCAAGACTTCGATGAAATATATACTCTTACTTTAGAGGATATATCTTCAGCTTTAAGTTCTGATAAAATTGCACTGAAACTAAAAGGGGAAATCGACAATTCAAAGTCCGCTCCTCTAGATTTAGTGTTACCTGCTTTTGGTATCCCATTAATCGGAAAAACGGCAACGAAGAAGCTGTCTGACACTGTTAAAAATATTAATGAAATAAATGCAGACACTTGTGAGCGTGCCGGATTAGGCCCAAAAGCTACAGAGAATCTTACATTTTGGCTTGCGAATGAGTTTTATTCTTTCTACGATGGTTATTTACCGTTTGACTTCAAGTTTGTAGTTACAGAAAGAGTAGAGCATAAGGGAGTAGTTTGTATCAGTGGACGTCTGAAGAGTTTCAAGACGAAAGCGGATGCAACTGAAACTTTGTCCAGCCAAGGCTACGAAGTTAAATCTAGCGTTACAAAAGATGTAACGATTCTTGTGAACGAAAGTGGTGTTGAATCATCAAAAACTAAACAGGCCAGAAATTCTGGCATTACAATTATAACGGATTTAAAATCCTATTTGGAGAATTAAGTATGGCACTCCCTAAGTGGACTGATGAGCGTACTGCTCAACTTACAGCTTTCGTCGGTGACGAGAGCCCCGTGTCTCAAGATACTGTTGCTGAAGCAGCAGATAGTCTGGAGACCTCTACCCGTTCTGTTTCTAGCAAGCTCCGTAAAATGGGCTATGAAGTAGAGCTGGCTTCTTCTCGATCCTCTCGCGCTTTCAGCGAAGATCAAGAAGCAACTCTTGCTGCTTTTGTTTCTGACAACAGCGGTGAGTACACCTATGCTCAAATTGCTGAGCATTTTGAAGGCGGCGCTTTTTCAGCTAAGTCAATTCAGGGCAAGATCCTGTCTATGGAACTTACTGATCATGTCAAGCCAGCCCCTAAGGTCGAAACCGTTCGAACTTACTCGCCCGACGAAGAAGTAACATTTATCAATATGGTAAATGATGGCGCTTTTGTTGAGGCTATTGCTGAAGCTCTCGACCGATCTGTAAACTCTGTTCGTGGTAAGGCTCTTAGCCTTCTTCGTTCAGGCGAAATCGACGCTATTCCACGCCAAGAGCACACCAAAGGCGGAGCCAAGGAAGATCCCCTGGCAGACCTCGGTGATGTGTCTGGAATGACTGTTGAAGAGATCGCAGAAGCTATTGGCAAAACTGCTCGTGGTGTTAAGACTATGCTGACTCGTCGAGGTATTTCTGCCTCTGACTACGACGGCGCTTCTAAAAAAGAAAAGGCTGCTAGCTAAGTAGATTTTCTTTTGAGCAACCGTGGCGGGTGCGTTACGGTTGCTTTTTTGTGTATTCGGGGAACTTAATTGAATATTGCTTCTGCATTAATCAAACAGATTGTTACGCTTCAGGATGCTGATACCTGGAGTTATCTGCGTAAGCATTATTTACCCAACGAATACCACACTATTTTTAGTATCATTGATGGGCACTCACAGAAGTATCATTCCGTACCTACGTTCGAAGAACTAAAGTACGAGATACGAGATAGTGCTACACAAGAAAAACTCCTTGCTATTGAAGCACTGGAGGTTGAAGCAGACCCTTCTATGCTGCTTCAATATCTCAAGAATGAGTTTACTCAGAAAGAAATTCTTTCTTCTCTTGAGACCTATATTGACCACTCCATATCTTTTGAAGATGCGGAAGAGTCAGTATCTCATCTGCACCAGATTGTTCTAGACATAGAAGAAAAAGTAGAGCTAGAACAGCCGCAGGAAAGTATGCAACGTATTTCCCTGTTCCCAGCAGAAGAGGAATTGGATAAGTACCTGCCCCTCGGACTCAATACTGCGTTTGACGATGAGTTCAAGTTTTCTCCCCGAGACTTGATTCTAGTTGGTGGTAAACGAGGGGCAGGGAAATCTATTACTTGTGCTAATATTGCAAATACTGTATATGAGAGCGGAAAGTCGGCAATCTATTTCACTATTGAAATGGATAGCCGAGAGATTTTACAAAGGTGTTGCTCTATCTCTACAGGTGTATCCCATGAAAAAATACGAAAGAGAAATCTTAGTATGCTTGAATGGGAAAAGGTTGCCACTTGGTGGGCAAGCCGTTTTGTAGAGGGTGATGATAAATATATGGAGTATAAGGAGCATCGAGACTTCGATCGTCTACACTACGAACTAAAAACTAGTTGTGAGCTTCTCCCGACTCAACAACTAGACGTAGTCTATGATGCTTCTCTTACTCTATCAAAGATCAGAGCCGAATTAGATAAAAAGATTAAGAGCACAATGAATGTTGGTGTAGTCATTGTTGATTATATCAACCAAGTAAAGCGTTCTAATCTTCCTTCTCGCGCTGGACAGTATGACTGGACTGAGCAGATTGAAGTGAGTAAAGCATTGAAATCAATGGCCCAGGAGTATGAAGTACCGGTTTATAGCCCGTATCAAATAGATGCCACAGGAGAAGCTCGCTTCGCCAAGGGTATTCTTGATGCAGCCGATGCTGCGTTTACAATTGATACTTGGAAAACAGAAGATGCTATTATGACATTTAACTGTACAAAAATGAGAAGTGGTAAGATGGGAACCTTCACTTCCTTTATGGACTGGGATACTTTAAAAATCGGCCCTGAGTCAGCACTTACACCGGATGAAAGGGAGGAAGACGCCCACAAAACCGGTGAAGAAATAAACGACATCTAAAAATAGTTCTTGACACTCCTGCTGATTTTTGGTATAATATATCTTCTATTGGCAGGAGTTTTTTTATGGGGATGATATATGGATCAATGGGGCACACTATCTCAGGCAGAAAGAAAAAAGTTACTCGAAGAAAAACTAAAGTCTATACACAAGGGGTTTCCACGAACTCTTCGCAGCCTTATAGACGAGAAATACCCACCTATGCAAGCGCCCCCTGTACAGCTGGAGTTGCAGCTAGAGTGGAACCACCACGTTACACCGGAACCCTTGTTAAAGGTATCGGAACCATGCACAAATCAAACGCAATCCCTATAATTGATGAGGAACAAATGAAAGATCTAGCAAGGATGAGACGATGAAAGCAATTGGATTTTGGATTTACGATACATATAATTTCTTCTTCAATCTGAAATATAATCCATTGAAGTTTATTCCAAATGCATTTACTCAATATCTACTGATGTTTTATTTATCAGTAATGTGGACAGTAGTATTTACACTTTGGACAGGCTATACTATTTATTTTGGTCTTGGAAGTGTAGGGGGACATTTACTTGTTCTTAGTGCATTTTTTATTACCGCACTTACCTTTGAAGATGCAGAGAAGAATGGGCACCTCTGGGTTAAAAGAACAAAGCCTGTACAAAAACACGAACGAAGAGGTGTGTGGAACCTGGAGAGTGAAGGATGAGCTTGTCACCACGAGTAGAGGTCAAAGTTGGGCCCTTGTTTGATATACTAGAGGGCGCAATGGCTGAAGAGAATATAGAGCTGGCAGAGACAATGCTGGCTCGTATTTCTCCCTACTTTCACTTATTAGATGATGAGCATATTGACTACTATCAAGGTTGTCAGTATGCAATTGAAACAAATATGGTTCATTGTTTTGCAAAGAAAGAAGAATATGATGAACCTACTGAATATGATGAGTGGCAATCTTTTGATCAGGACTGTTAATGAACGTAGAAGAATTATTACAAAACAAACAGGTTGAATATATACCAAAGGGAAAAGACTATGTAGTATCATGTCTAAGCCCAGAACATGACGACGGTAACCCTAGTATGAGAGTTGATCAAATTACTGGGATTTTTCATTGCTTCTCTTGTGGATACAAGGGAAACTTATTTGTGCATTTTGGAGAAAGGGCAAGTTTTCTACAC